CGGCTTTTTTAAACGTCGATTCACGGTAATTAAAAATAAAAATATCTTTATGATCGCAAATGGCGATTTCTTCTTTTTCATTTTCAGCAATAAGTACATCGCCTTCAAAGGTTTCTAAGCTACCAATGCGTTGTGCATGTAAAGTCGATCCGATGATATAAACACCGTTATCAATCACCACAATCAGATTGCCAAAACGTACGCTGTTAAATAGTCCGCGCCCAGATCCTTTTTCTGAAATGGCTAAGACTTTCTTATAACCTGCAAACGGTACTAAAAAATCATCACTCACTATCATATTAAAGGTTTCTTCTCGCGAGATAATCGGATATCGGCCAAAGCCATTACCACCTACGATAGCAATAGGCAGCTGTTTCATATTGACCTTTCTAAATTGAACAGGGAATTTTTTTCCATAGTGAGATCGAGAGGTGACAGATCACGTAATTTGGTTTCTATTTCTTTTAATTTTCCTTTAGCTGAAAAGGGATGGTTATAGAAGTCACAAAGCGTGTCGGCTAAACCATAACGGAGATAGAGAAGATAGTCGCGATCGTAAAATAGGCTTAAATCATCGTTATAATGAACTTCGGTTAAGCCAAATTTTCCAACCAGTTTAAGCGTATATGCTTTATCGGGTGTAGGACTTAAAAACAGCAAGCTACCCCCTTTGGTTTTTTCTAAATGATAAAACCGTGGTCGTAAAAACGAGGGATAATCGTGCGTAAAATATTCTTTTCTTCCTAACAAGGGTAAAGATTGTAAAGCATAACTGCGTGGCTCTTCTTCCCTCAGTGTTAATGCATCTATATTAAGCAAATGTTTAACAAACAGTTCTTCTGAATTGGGGATACAGACCAGATGTTCAACATGCGTATAAGGGATCATTCGCGCATTGGCATTTTGTAAGGCGAGAAAATCATTCAGATGTTCAAGACCATCTTTTAATTGATCACCGCTCACTGTTTCTGCTTGAGCTGCGACAATACCGGATAAAGTCCAGGCTTTGCTAATTAATTCAGTCACTGTGTAAGGCATATATTCCCCTTTATTAGATAATAGGAAACAAAATTCGCATGCAGTAATCTGGAACCATTAACGTTCCCCAAAGAGCACCGTAATGAAAACCAAAAACATCGGATCCCGCTACTGTTCCGTAAGTAACTCGTATCGCTACCCCGGTATCAGGATCATATTTACTGACAGAGTCATTCGGATGTTCAGCCGGTAATTTAGGCATAGAGATATAAAAAGCATCGCCACCAATTAATAATCCCGCTCTATGGCTGGGTGCGGTTTGTATCTTCATCCCTTTAACAATATTGGTAGTAATATTCCAATCGGAGTCAGTTTGATCAAAACACAGTGCCGGTTCTATATTGATAGTAAGCGCATTTTTTTCAGGAACCGTGGCATCGCTTGTTACGCGACATTGCACAGGACAACTGGATGGCGCATGGCCTACATTTGTTAAAAATCTTACATTAGTAACACCCGGAATATCTTGAAACTGAATTAAATCATTTTTCTTAAATGCTATGCTTCCAGGTTCCATACTCCCAGAAAGTTGCAATTGGGTAATTTTTTTTCCGGTGGGATCATTCGTACTCTCAATAGTTAGCACAACGCCCTTTTGCCCCACATCGCCCGCTTCATGAATAGGTAACATGTTAGTGCGATAAAATTTAGTATAGTTATATTCGCCAATTTCATAGCGCCGTGCTAATTTATCGTTACGAATAGGCGCGAACTGATTCAGCATGCCACTACGTGCTTTTAGCAAATACAAATCACTGACATAGCAATTTAGTGAGGGAGAAGGTATTCCCACTTCGCGATACATAATGAGCATTTTTTCAAGATCTTCGAGTCCATTAAATGTCGTTTTACCGTCTCCAAAAAAACGATAAGTAAAATCTGGAATACGTGAAGCAATATTTTTCTCTACGTGGGCGGATAATTCGGCTATGGCCGATTTACCGATTCTTTCACGGTTATTATTAAAATGATAAATCATTTCTTCCGCGCTCATGGCATAGTCAACTGTTCTTTTTTGGTCTGTAATTAATTTAACATAACGTTGTTTTAAAGGTTGTATTGTTGAAACGAGAGAAGGCGTTGAAATAAATCGGTAAGGTTGTTCTAATTTAATCTCACTTCCTAAATTTCCAATCGTATTTTCAAAATCAATAAATTTTGTATTGGACGTTTGAACAAAACAATTTCTATTTTGAAAAAAAGCAAGCGCGTCTTCTTGTAGTGTCGCCACACTTTCTAAGACATTGATACTCATAGCAAAACCCTAATAGTTCTATTAAATAAAAACTAATGGACACTCGAAATGACAGTTAAATTAAGAAAAATCGCTAAAAAATAAAGTTTGGTTCTTCTTTTAATTCACGTAAGGATAAGCGCCCAGTAGTTACTTTTGTTAGTGAAGGCGTAAGTTGAGAGAGTGGTGGCTGTGCAGAGGGGGTTTGTTTAGCGGTTTGATTTTGTTTAATTGAATCGGATAAACGCTGTATTTCTAAAGCACCCATTTTGGGATTCAATTGCGCTAATTGTTTTAATATCACCGCTTTACTCGGATTTTTACCTAATTCATACATAATATCTGCGGTATTATCAAAATTATTAGCAAGTTGTACCACCTCAGGAAATTTATGAACTTCAAGATTTGTTAATGTTTCTTCAAAATCAGGATATTTATCTTTGGCTAAACTTAATTTACCTAAAAACTGCTGTGCTATCTGTTGTGCTTGCCATTCATTCGCTTGTTGAGCAGTATGACTTGCAATCAAGTTTTGCACATCTTCTGTTGTTAATGACGTTGAAGTTTGTGTAGCAACAGGGGTATTGACTTGTTGTTGAGCTAATTCTTCTTTAGCTACTTTTTTACCTTGCTCATACGCATGATGCTTTGCTTGTTTAACGACATTATCAACCACGGATTGCGGTATTGTTTTTTCAATCGGTACTGCCGATTCAGTTCCAATGCTTGCTTCAGTATTGGGTAAATCTTCCATCGTTACATTGTCACTCATTCTTTATTTCCTCCGACATTTTCCCCGTCACGGTTAAGCCTTAAATATCGTCTAAGTCCCGACTATTTTTCCGGATAGCTCCGTAAAACCTCCACGATGCAGGAGTCTCAATAAATATTATGTCTATTTATTGAGTTATTATCTAAGTACTAAATATAAATTGCGAGTGCCTTATATAGGGGTGTAAATTTTTTATTTAAAATTATTGAGTTATCTTTTAGATGCCATGCTAGTTTTCATCGCCCACTCAATTTCTTTGGCTAAACGCTCGGTTTGAGCTTTTTCAAGCTGCACAAGATTCTGATTATGAGCTATTTGTACATCTGCCATGAGCTTCATGCGCTCGGTATCGATGGATTCTTTGGTTAAACTCAATTCTTTGGTTTTGTGTTCATGCTGTAGTTGATTTTGCCTTAGGTGTGCTGCCAATTTGGTTTTTTCTAAATTGATTTTTTCTTGCAGAGGATTGGGTTGATTTGTTTGCTGCTGTTGTTGTGTTTTTATTTGCTGGACAAAGGTTTCGGTTTGCGATTTAAGTTGATCAATTCCCCGTATTTCTAAGTTGTCCAATAAGATGGGCAATCCTTCGGTATTAATAAACTGGGCAAACAAAGGGGAGGCTTGCATCAAAGCAATAATTTGCTGTAATGCTCTCGATTTTTGAATAGCAAAATTAACACCGGCACTCACACAGACTTCCAATTGCTCACATCGATATTTAAGGACGATGCCTCCCTGTTGATTAATTAAGGCATAGTTACGTTTACCATCAGGTAAGGTGATGGGCAAAGTTCTAGGAGTTACATAGTATTTCGGAATGAGATCCACAATGATTTGTGCCACTTGATTTAATGATTGCAAGAAGCTAACTACATACGGCATAGCGGCCGCATTAGATTGTGTCGCGCCTTCTACTATCGCGACCCCACTTAGCTGGTTGTTGTTAATGCCGAGTGATGCATCATAGGATCCTAAAATGGATTGCATGGTGCTATCGGCACTAGTAAAGGTCTGAATGATTTCAGGTGGCGCACTCACACGTCCTACTTCTTGCGGTGGTGGTAAGGGAATCGTACCCTGGCTACCTTCTAGAAAAGCGTTATACACTAAGACACTGGCTTTTTGCGGATTAGTATAGGCTTCTAAGTATTTCTCAGGTATCGATTCAGCCGCAACTTTCCATTTGTGCATGACCATGTTTTCAAGTTCGTTAGCTAAGCACTGACCCGCAAAGTTTTTTAATTTTTGATTCCCTAAGGCGTGATAGACATAAGGGCGTGTTACTTGTTTGGCTTGCCCATTGTTGTTCAATCGTATTGAGTTTCCATCGACGTAAACGATCGGTAAGAATTGATAACTCGTTTCCTCATGACTTAATACCGTGGATTCAATTAAATGATAACGATGGATTGTTTCTAGAGAAGTCGTACGTTCCTCTACAATATGAGGTATCTGATCCAGTCTGCCTGTTTCCTGCCAGTATTGAGCAAGCTTTTGATACTCTTCTGATAATAAAGTATGACCATTACTTAAACGAACCAATTTCTTAGATTTTTTCTTTTTAACGTAATAATCACACAGCAGTAAGACTTCTTCTTGATTACTTTGATAAGACCAATTAAAGCCTTCTACTTTAGAAAATTTAACTGTAGTTAAATCAATATCAGGATATTCTGCTTGAAATTCTTCTTTAGTTTTTGGAATCAATTCAAAACAATACTGACCATCACCTTTGTGTGGTAAAACGGCTAACGGATCAAAACCAACCAAGGTGGGATCATAGACTCGGCCAATTTTAATCACTTGATCAAAACTTTTTTCATGTTGATATTCAGTCCATACCTTCATGGCACTAAAGCCACCACTTAAAATATCGGTATACACTTCATAGGAACAACCATTATGGTTAGCTTCATCAAAGATTGATCGCAAATGTCCTTCTAGAATTAAAGGTAAGTTCGGATCTAATCCACTGTGATCTAATAAGCGCACGGCAATAGAGGGTTCTTGCTTAGAAAACTCACCTCTTAATCGAGAAATAAACGCTTCTAAGCTATTAAATTCTAAGATGGGCTTTTTTGTTTCTTTTAAAG